TCCACCTATATTGAACCATACAGGGGCGTATCCACCATGCATACAACTTATGCTAACTGGGGGGCTGTTACAGGTCGTCTATCATCCAGAGAACCCAACTTACAGAATATCCCCAGAAACCACTTCAAATTACATGATGTAGAGTTTAACACTGAGGCTGAGTTAGAAGAAATCCGAGGCAGAGTCGATGCTATAATTGCTTCTAAAGGTCAGAATGTAACTATGTCTGCTAAAAGCTTACGTAAGGATGTACTACAGGTATGGGGGTTCTTAGGGGATGAGTCATTAGATGAAAGCAACGATAAGCAGTTAGCTATTAGAAGAATGTTCAAACCAAGACCCGACCATTACCTAGTATCGTATGATTATTCCCAGATGGAAGTCCGTGTGTTTATGAACTATATAGGTAACCCAGAAATGCTTGATCTCATGAAACAAGAGGATGTGGATTTCCACGGAGAAGCTGCAAAGATAGCTTTTAAAATCGGCAAAGATCATCCGGAATATAAGTTCTATCGACAGTTAGCTAAAACCATAACTTTTGGAGTTATCTATGGTATCGGTAAGGATAAACTTGCGGGTCAGCTAAACACCAGCCCAAAAGAGGCGGGTAAGTATAAAGCTGAATACTTCAAAAATATCACAGGGTCTAAGAAGTTCTTCGATTCGGTGGTTCGTATGGTTGAGCAGAGGGGCTGGGTCAAGAGTAAGTATGATCGAATATACAAAGTAGACCGAGATAAAGGATATAAAGCAGTAAACTACCTAATTCAAGGGACTAGTGCTGATCTTTTAAGTGAGCGCATGATAGAGGTAGATAAATTTCTAACAGGCACTAATAGTAAGATGTTGCTACAAGTTCACGATGAAATCATATGTGAAATACATAAGGATGATGCATTGCTCATACCCCAGATTCGTGATATACTACAAGAGAATAGTTTAAATATACCACTCATGGTAGACATGGAACTTTGCGAACCATCGTGGGCCACCAAGCATGATTTTGAGATTGCGGACGGCAAGGTAATATTTGAAAAGAAGTCCTCTCCCCCAGCGACGGTGGAAGAGTATTTAGAGTGGGGTGATTCACCCTCAATAACAGATAAAGAATTAGTTACTAGTTTAGATTGGGGTTAGTTATGGCAAAGGTTTCACAAGAAGTGTCCTTCACAGTAAATTTAGGCGATTACAATAACGCAAAAGTTGTTTTAGGTATCCATGACATAGATACTGAAGATGATGTAGATAAGCAATTAGAGGACTCGAAGGTAGCTTTAGGTAAAGCTTTCGTAAAACTCTTTATGTTAGCAGATAAAGAACTACATAAGATTAAATACCCCAGTGAGGGTTCTATAGATTAGGAGATAAGTTCAGTGACTACGGAAATTACACGAATGAAAGTACTGGAAGCGGTATTAGCCGAACGAGAACGGCAAGATAGTATGTGGGGCGACCAAACCAATAACTCAGATGAGCGTTGGACAGTAATATTGACTGAGGAGTTGGGAGAGGTTGCTCGTGAAGTTTACGAAGGGCGATCAGCAGGAATGTTTGAGGAAATTATACAATGTGCCGCAGTTTCGTTTGCGTGGGCAGAGGCATATCTTAATAGAAATTCAGGGGTGGCACTAGATGAAGACTAATGCAGAAGATTTATTTGAAACACTACTAAAAGATAAAAATTTAGGTTTAGCTATTGGTAACGACGAAGCCTTAGAATATGATCGTATATCGTTTGGGATACCCCAGTTAGATAACATAACAAACGGGGGCATCCCTAAGAAACGCTTTACACTAATTTATGGGGGGTGGTCATCAGGTAAATCCTACCTGTGTACTAAACTCTGTGAGAGTGTACAAAAAGAGAATGGTACAGTCCTATGGGTAGATACTGAACAGTCTTGGGACAGTGAGTGGATGACTGAGTGCGGTCTTGACACTAATAGGATTCTTCTAAAAATACCCGAAAGTGCTGAAGATGCCTACAATGCTATGGCTGCGGGTATGGAGAAGGGTGTGGATATAGTAGTGTTGGATAGTGTTGCAGGGCTTATTCCGAGCGAGATTCTGAAACAGAAGGATATGTTTAGCTATAGTCCTATGGCATGGCAGTCAAGGTCTTGGAACCAAGCTTTGATTCGGCTCCTTCCTCTATTGAGACACGGCTCTGCCCTTGTTGTTATAAATCAAGTGAGGGGGTCTATGGGGCCCGTAGCGGCGATAGAGACCATGCCGGGTGGGAAAGGCCAACAATTCTTTGCACATGGGGTGCTGGAGACCCGTAGAGGGGAATACATTAAAGACCCCAAGGGGAAACGGTTAGGTTTCAACATTATTACGTCACTACAAAAAGATAAATTTGGGGGCACTCGATGGGAGCAGGTGGAAATACCGTTCCGAGTTGAGGGCGGCATAGATGTAACTGAGACTTATCTGAGAGAAGCTTTGGAATTAGGTCTTATCAATAAAAGCGGTGCGTGGTACACCAGCGACTTCTTTGGGGAAGAAACTATACAGGGTTTCGACAATCTTAGATTAGTAGCTGCTGCAAATCCGGACAATATGCAGAGGTTAGTTAGTGCCATACAGAAACGGGACTAAACAAGAGAAGCTTGTCCAGAGGTGTATAGAGGAGCTAGGTCTACGTTATGTTGAGCAAGCTAAATTTGGGCAATATGAGGTGGACTTTCTCCTCACAGAGTTAGATGTGGTGGTGGAGGCAGATGGGCCTTTTGGACACCTTGCTAAACGAGACGCTCGAAGAGATCAGGACTTGATAGACATGGGCATAGCGGAAGTGTGGCACTTTAGAGAGAAAACGTTGCAAGACATTAAGGAAAGATTATGTCAGGAATTAAACAGATATCAAAATCAAATAGCATAGTAGCTCCCGCTGTCAAGGTTGACCTAGGGCTACCCTCTCTTATAGAGGAGGGGCTAGGGAGTGAAAACTCTCCCCCAAGAATAGGAGTGTTCTACCCATCAGCATTGGGGAACAAGTGTGACAGGTATATGTATATGGCGTACAACGGTATGTTACTAGGCAGTACCATCCCACCTAGAATACAACGAATTTTTGATGTGGGCGGGGCGTTTGAAGAGAGGTTCGAGCGGTACTTAGACAATGTAAAAATTCTGGTGTCTAGGGAACTCCCCATCAAAACTCAAGACCCACCCATATCAGGTAGGATAGACTTTATAGTATTTCCGGATGATCCTGTCCCAGTAGAGTTGAAAACTATCAAACAGGAAGACTACAAGAAACTAAAAGGCCCTAAACCGGAACACTTAGTACAACTCCAGCTTTACTTAAACATGGGGAACTACAAGCATGGATACATACTGTATGAAAATAAAAACACGCAGGCTTGGAAATGCTTTAAGCTTGACAAAGACGAGAAACTCTGGAAAGAGCTACAAGATAGGTGCAATCGTATAATGTCCCTGAAAGCGCCCCCAGAAGAATGCACTGGTAACAATTGGTGTGATTGCAGGAAGGTGGAGGTATGAAAAAACGCTGGAGCTATAGCAATGCGACAGACCTTGCAGAGAATTATCTAACCGGTCTAGGTGTCCCCACATTTGGCATGTCTTTGGATACACCGGATACAGACCTGAAATTCTCAGATGTTATACACGCTTCTATACTCAAACTAGAAGAGTACTTAGGGATATACGGCGGGTACAAAAGTTTACTAGAACAGCACGTTGCGGACATAGAAGCTCGCAAAGGAGCTATGGAAGCCCAGTTTGATGAAGCTTATAATATAGCTATGTATCAGGTTGCGGAAGAACATATCGGGAAAGGGTCACGCAAACCTACCAAAGAGCAATTACGGGGGGAAGTTATGCTAACCAGAGAATCGCTTGCCAACTTGAGGAGGGACATAATAGATGTTTCAACTTTGTATACTAGACTACTAGGACAACTAAAACTATACACTTCAGCATTCGCAACAGTTTCCAGAATTGTCTCTCTCCGAACTCAAGCCTATAAGGATTCAGAATGATAGCGGGTTTCGACTGCTCCTCTAAAGCTATCCACTTAGTCCTTTTGGACACAGATGAGAATTTGTTGGGTATGGAGAAGTTTGCAAGCAGCGACAAGGACTATGAAGTTCGATTTTATGAGATGTTCGACGCTTTTGAAGCGTATCCGGGTATAATAGATATAAGCACAGCAGCGATAGAGTCCGCTATATATATCCAAAATGCGAAAGCCACAATAGCTATTGCGTCGGTAGTAGCGGGTGTTAAGTTACAACTGCATAGGTCGGGTACTCCGTCTGCTCCTGTGGATAATAGAGTGTGGAAAAAAATAATTGTGGGTAAGGGTAACGCTAAGAAAAGTGACATATTGGCATTTGCTATTTCTAAATGGGGGGACGTATTCCCCGAACAAGATTATGCTGATGCTGCTTGTATAGCATTGTGGAGGAAAAGAAATGGTTGATAAGTTTAAAATGTACGTCTCCAAGGGTGGGCCTCAGGAGGATAAGCCTGTAGTTTATGAAGACAGGTTTCCTGAAGGAACTACGCTGGAAGACTTGAAAGAACAGCAGGGTACAGTGATTTGGTGTAAATACTATGCTTGCGCTCACAATAAACAGTTCGAGAATACCCAAAGAACCACCGGAGCCCTTAGAAACAACACCAGCTACAAACCCATTGTTGAAAAAGAGAATGTTTGGGTGGGGTTGTGCACTAGGGATGAGATCGGGGTAGACTTTAAGTCGTTCTTTTCTAGCGGGGCTAAGTTTAAAGTACCTGCATGTTATAACGCAGCAACTAATAAGACTGACCACATGGATTTCAGTAAGCTGATACAGTCTGACGGAACCCCTTACGGAGGGAATATAGACTCCCAAAATCCTGAACATGCAGCATTTCATTATGGTACAGCCGAGTACCCTGACGAGTAAGGAGTAGCAATGCCTAAAAATATACCGGTAGCGGTTAGACTTAAAGGTATGGAACTTTATATAGCCAACAGTCTGAGTGCTAGAGAGATAGCCGAACATCTCACTATTAATTATAACGTCAGTGTCCGCCCGCCCACTATCTATGCTTGGGCGAGGAAGTTTGATTGGGACGCTAAACGTACTCAAGTAGCTGTAAAAGCTGATGAAAAAATAGTTGAGAGCGAAGCTTCTAAAGTATTCAAATTACAAGATGAACAACTGAAAATTTATCAGGATATCCGTGTAAAGGCAGCGAATGAGTTAGGGAACTTGAATTTTACTAGGGCGTTGGACGCAGTAAGAGCAGCCGATGTGGGTATCCAAGGTGAGCGTCGAGTTCTAGAAGGGCTTATAAACCTCCAGTTTGTTCAGGAGGTTATGAGGGTGTTGGTGGACGAGATTGACGATGCCGACTTATTGGCAACCGTAGCCGTTAAATTAAAACTGTTAGTATCTACAGAGGAGCAAAATGCCAGCAGAAGTAGTAACTCTTAGGGAAGCATTCGATGTTCTTTCTTCAGGGATTGAAAATAGTGAGAAAGTGTCTATTGGCACGTTCTTTGAGTTCACCCGTGATGTTTGGAGCCTGAGCTTTGAAAAACCTGAGCTATTCAACGTATGGCATGTCAAGCTTTTATGTGAAGAGTTAGAGGGGACTATAACCAAGGGGTCGAACTACGCTGCAATCCTACCCCGTGCTCATTTCAAGAGTACTATTTTAGGTCACTCGTTTGCAGTGTGGACGCTCCTTAAAGCTAAAACAGACACTAGTATTCTATACTTATCCTATAGTGATACAATGGCTAAGTATCATATCAGTGAGATAAACAAGGAAGTTGCTAGAAATCCGCTGCTCTCTAAGTGGATACGCAACCAAACGCCTAAAGCAGATTACACGTTCAGGTACCGTAGTAATAATAACGGGAGCGCTTTAGAGATTCAGCATGGGGGGCTATTCTCGTTTAAAAGAGGTATGCATGTGAACGGTGCCTTAATAGCGGACGACATTCTAAAAGACCCTGAGAACCCGCTTAACCTATCACAGATAAACAAGATTGAAGATCACTTCATGACTGAATCTATGTTTATACCAAACCAAGGAGTCCCAGTAGTTGTTATGGGTACCCCCATGCTACCCGGCGATATACTGGAGAAGCTAGAAACAGATACACGTTTCGTTCACCGGAAACTACCCGCACTAGACCCAGTTCCTGACAGACGGGTTCTAATGCCTGAAGTTTACGATGAAGACTGGCTACTTGAACAGCAGAAAGCTAAACCTAAATCCTTTGCTTCAGAGTTCCTACTAAAACCTTTCCTTAGTCAAGAGTCCTATTTCTCAGAAGAAGACATCGCTAAAAATTTAGATTACGGTCTACGAAACTACCCTTCAAACCACGACCATCAATTCAAAGATGGGGATATGATATTTGCAGGTTTCGATGTAGGGAAAAAGAGGCACCCGTCCCAT